CCAGAGGACTTTTTCTCCACAATGAACGAATCTGGCTCCCATTTGTTGTATTCTTCCATGGCAAGTGTCTTTAACTCAGGAAATTCCAGCCGTTTCGTAATAGAATCCATGAGAATAAGCTGATGTGCATTCTCATTCTCGTTGTAGAACACCCCCCACGTTGTCAGCGCGGTGTAATCGGCACGGTTATGCTTCTCTGCTGCCGCATCAAGGGACATAATGACGTATTCTACGGCTGGCGGTGTGTCACCGGGCCATATATTCCACCACTCGCGCTTAACAATCGACGCTGCTTCGGACGTAGGCTTCTGCTGGTACTGCGAGTTCCACTGAAACGCAGGCATAGACGCTTTTGTACGCTCTAAAGCCGTCAGATCAAAGAACTCAGGCCACAATGGCTTCTGTATTGGCTTACCATCTGCGTCTTCCGCGTCCAGAATCGCCGGAAACTCGACGATCTCATACTGGTCAGACAGCGGATTCTTCACCATATCGTTAGTTACACGGCCTGTAAGGTCATCCATATGCCAACGTGTCTGCACAATAGCTACCCGCCCGCCCGGCATCAGACGTGTACGAGCGCCGAAGGTGAACCATTCGTAGGCTTTGTCAAATACTGAGAAGTTACCGTTGATAACATCTTGCTCGGAGTGCGGGTCATCAACCAGAAGTAAGTCAGCACCACGGCCAGCGAGGGCTGACCCAATACCACAGGCGAAGTACTCGCCCCCAAAGTTCGTGTTCCACCGCCCCGCAGACTTCGAGTCAACCGCCAGCGCGACCTCTGGGAATATATCTTTGTATGCATCGACAGAGATCAGGTTACGAACCTTCCGCCCGAAGTCCACCGCGAGGTCCGTGGTGTGCGAGACCATCATGACCTTTTTGTCAGGATTACGCCCCAAGAACCAAGCTGGGTAGAATATAGACACAAGCTGCGACTTACCGTGACGTGGGGGTATGTTGACACATACGCGATCTTTGGAGCCGTCTTCCAACGCCATAAGCTGGTCTGCCAGTATCCTGTGATGTCTACCCACCTTATAGTCAGGCTGCATCCGCTTACAGAACTCTATGAGGTCGTCATGTGCTGACTGATTATACTGTCTCGTGGAGAGTTCCCCCACGATCTTGTCGATCTCTGTTAACTCCTCCGGGCTAAACGAGTCCAAGTTGTCCAGCATGTGCTGTACTTCGGCAGGAGAGAACTCCATCTCTGTAGCTAAATTAGCTAAATCAATCGCCATCCAGCCCTAGCTCCTTGTCCACGTCGATGGCTTCCGCGTCCACCATTACAGCGTCCTCGACCTCTGGATTCACCAGCCGTGCCAGCTTCTCGCGCAGTTTGTCCTTCAGGTCATCTGTAGTCTGGTGAGTAACTGTCACCTCAGACTTCTCCGCAAACAACCCTACATCACTGATCTTACCCAGCAGCTCCAAAGCACGGATGCGGATACGCGGGTCAGGATTCTCCGTCTCCTCGATCAACTTGTTTGTCACCAAGTGACGTACCTGAGTGGCGCTTTTAACTACCGAATGCCCAAAGTCTTTTAGTATTCGATCTGTCATCAGCAGGGTTGCAGGAGTCAAGTTCGCCACCCGTTTCGGAGTTGCAGCCTTGGAGGTCTTGATGGGGTCTTCGGCGTAAGCCACAGCCAATGCAGCGGCAGCATCCTTGTCCGCGTTGCTCGGTTTTACCTCTAAGCCATTGGCGTGCAAGTACTCTACCGTCTGAGCGGCAGCGGCAGCTTTGACACTTAGGTCTTTCATCTCTGGTGCAGGGCGCATAGGCACCCCACGTTCTGGTTCTACATGTATCGCCATCTCATCCACCCCTATTTCGTTTGAGTATAAAAAATTTTTTCCGTCTTTTCAATCTGGGACTCCTAACTGCTTTTTCAAACTAGGGGGGTGGGGTACGCATAGCGCGCCGAAACAGGGTGGGGGGTGTCTAAGTTATTGATTGTATTAGGTAGTTTAGTACTAAACCCTGCTAACGCATACTCTTCCTCGAAGGGGTGGCACGTCGATCTTTGGCGAAAACGAAAAAATTCGCGCAAATCTTTATTATAGAGAAGTGCGACGCGTGTCGCTGTACAGGGGGGTCGGGGGTAGGTGGGGGTCGCTATATGTCAGAAAAGGTAGTGAGTCACTACTATTGCGTCATATGACGGCTAATAACGAGACAAGACACACCAAAACGTGTATACTGGTTACATCAAACGGGCAATCAAGCACGTTTGACTAACGTCTTTGAAAGGACACAACATGACACACGTTACAATCAACACTGAAATCGAAACCACAGTCCGCGATTGGGCAGCGACCACAGTTAAGACTGACATCGCTCGCATCAAACGCACCGACATCTTGCGCGGCGCAGGTTGGACATCGGCACATTGTATCAGCCCAAAATCAGATGGCAGCGCGGCCAGCGATGAGAGCTGGGCGTTCTTGAAAGCCACCATCAATTCGGGCTTCCCGAAACAGGCGCAAGCCATGATGGAGATGAGCGCCAAGGTATGCGGCGATAAGACTGTCAACGGCCAGACGCGAGCCTATTGGATGCGCCAAGCCAACGCGGTAATCGGCGACATCAAGAAACAGCTCAAGCATCGTGAGGATATCGATGCGGAGATTGCATCGGGCAAGAGCGGAGCGGACACTCGCACGGTGTCAGCCGAGACCAAGGTCCGCGAATTGCTGAACGATGCAATCAAGCGCATCCAGAAAGCGGATGAATTCGAGTGCTCAATTGATCTCGATGATCTGACCACTGGATTGGCAAATCTCGCCAAGACAATCGGCTAAGCACAATGGAGCGGCAATCATGCCGCTCCTACCCAATCAAACCAATGGAGAATAACATGACTAAGTTTACTGATATCCACGCTGCTGAACTATTAGGACAAGCCCGCAATATGATCCTGTCGGATGCCGATTTCGATTGCGCTGTTTCGCCCGCGATATTGGCGAAACAGATAGAGGCCTTAATCGAAACTATCATATCCACAAACAAGGAAGATAACCATGCAACACGTTAATCAATATAGCTATCACATGATGTCGCGGATGCCGCGCCACGATCTACTCAAACGCAAACAATATCTAATCGATCAGCTTGGAGAGAGCACATGGAATACTATCGACTCGTTAAACAAATCATTCACCAAGACATCCGCACGGTCGGAGTCGCCCGTACAATTATCCTTTACCTTACGACCGCCGCAACAATAGGCTGTTGGTTCGCTGTTCTATTCTATATCTAATCCACACCCCGCAGCCTTTTGGTTGCGGGGTTTTTTTGTGTCTAGATTTCTGTATGTATTTCACTACCCGATTGAAGCCAGTTCTCGAAGCAGCTTCGCGCGTCACGCATCGGATTCGGCGCGGCCACCAAATCACCCACACCAGAACAAGTAGTGACTCACTACCCAAACGATACCAGTTCTCCAAGCAGCTTCGCGCGTCAGGCCGACGACACGTGACGAGATGTTGTTGTGTGTTTATTGACGTTTCAGGTTTTTTGTTAAGTAAGGTAGTGACTCACTACTCGATTGAAGCCAGTTCTCGAAGCAGCATTGCGCCACAGCATGTATGCAGTGATAGAACCCTTATTTTTATAATGTTCCACAATAATGTTCCTAATGTTCCAGAAGAAGTTCCAAAACACCCGTTTGCAAGTAGCTGTTTTATTTATAATGTTCCTAATGTTCCAAATGTTCCATAGTTTAAAAGAAGCACTTCCTACGCGACCCCCCCCTTTCTCGCGATTCCAACTCCCCTCACAAATCCAAAAATTGCGGGTGTTTCTCCGGTATCAACGGAACATTGGAACATTCCTTGCATTACAAGCACTTAGCGTGGAACATTATGGAACAAGCGGAACATTCCTTACATTACAAACACTTAACCATATATTTGTAGTTATATACCACCATACGATACCATAGGACGGAACATTATCTTATATGTCAGAAAACTTGACATTTGTCACTATACGTGGTACATTAGTATATGTTGTCACGAAACGAACAACGTACCGCGCGACCCGCGCCAACAACCAAAACTGTAGTGACTCACTACTCAAGCAATGGAGACCAAGACTATGGCACTAAAGACCGTCACCTGCCGTTCATGCGGCGAACAATACGACCATCGTCGTCGTCAACTAGGCTACAACTTCTGCCTAGACTGCGGCGACTTCCGCGCTCAACAAGTTCGGTCAAGCTGGTGCGTTGCACCTATCGCGCACAAGCAAGGCGCGACACTCGTCACAAACAAATCCGACCTCAAGGGTCTCAACAAGTATGCGCTGTAGGAGAAGAACTATGAACATGATCGAAGAGGCCATTAAAAATTACTGGGGCGAACGATGCCCTGACCACGATGCCGATTGTGTCGTGTGTCAAGCGTGGGAGCAGTGGGATTTTCTAAAGTTTGAAGGCTACAGCATAGTGAAAAGCCCCACAGGTATATCCATCAAACCTAACAACGGTGACACCAATACCGAGGTGTGCCTGCGCGTAGAGGATGGCAACCTAGTCGTAACGCTATACGCAACCCGCTCCGGCGCAGATCACTGGTCTGAACCTATCGCACAAATACAACATTCAACACATACCTAAACGGAGAAGAACTATGAACATGATGACCGAATTACAAAGTAGTGTGTCACTACCGCCACCCGCGCCAACCCAAGCACCAACACTTGCATCCGCTGCGATGCTCGTCGAAGTCAACATCTCGAACTGGGTTGGACGTAAGAAAGACAAGCGTGCCTCTGCCGATGTCACCACGCAAAACCATGCCGATACTGGTGTAGCAAGCGTGAACAAAAAGCTACTCGCCAACTCCGACACACTCAAAGCGATACAGACACACGTCACCGCTGTTCGCGCCATGCACGCAAACATGACAATGCCATGGTCGAACTCTGGACTGCGTCTGCTACCGACAGCGCAATACTTCAAGTACAGCCAAGCTATGTCTGAGATGCAGAATGAGTTTGATCGGCTCGTGTCCGACTTCCTCGACAGCTACAACGACGAGGTGATCGACGTACAGATAAAGCTGGGCGACTTGTTTTCACGCGATGACTACCCGACAGTCGAAACACTACAGCGCAAGTTCGGGTTCGGTATGAACTACATGCCACTACCTGATGCAGGTGACTTCCGTGTGGACATTGGCAACGATGCGCTGGCCGAAGTACAAGAAAAGTACAGCGAGTTTTACGCCAAGCAGTACAACACCGCGATGAATGACGTGTGGACACGTCTGCACAAGGCACTGACCAGTATGTCCGAGCGGCTCGACTACGGCAGCAAGGAAGACAAGAAGGTGTTCCGCGACAGCTTGGTTGGCAACGTCAACGATATGATAGAACTTCTTCGTGTGTGTAACGTGACGAACTCCAGCCAGATGAGCGCCATGGCGAACAGTCTCGAAGAGGCAATGTCTGGTGTGACCCCTGACGCCTTGCGTGAAGACGACACCTTCCGCGCCGAAACAAAAGCGGCAGTAGACGCCGCGATCAAATCACTACCAAGTTTGGATATATAGGAGAACAACATGAAACGCCTAATGAAAAAAGAACCGACACCAATCGACCTTGTGGCAACAGCTATGAGTGAAGAGCTTCACTTCGAGGTGACATCCGAACAGGCAATTCAACGTCTGTGCAACGAGTATCTAAACGCAATAACTAAAGCTAAAAAATAAAAGTAGTGGCTCACTACACAATTGGAGAACAACATGACTAATCAAGCACAAGCAATGTACGCACTGAACCTCGACCAATGTGTCGATCTTATTAAAGCAGTGGGTAGCAAACGTACCGTCCTAGCACAGGGTGACATGGGTAACGGCAAGTCGTCCATGATTAACACCTTGGCAGAACAACTCCCCACGCACCGACCCATATACTTTGATGGCACGACCAAAGACCTTGGCGACATCATGATCCCGTCCATGCAGTCTATCGAAACAGATGGCTGCGTGCGTATGATCCCACATGAAGAACTCGGTCTGCATATCGAAGGGCCGATCATTCTGATGCTCGACGAGTATGGCAAGGCGAACCCCGCTGTGAAGAACGCCATGCTGCGTCTGATGTTGGAGCGAAAAGTTGGTAGTTACTCACTACACCCTGACAGCTTAGTGTTTGCCACTACGAACAAGGGCAGCGAGGGAGTTGGCGACC